TATGCAGCAAGCAGTTTTGCAATGTTTCCTTGATCACTTTTCGATGGATAACCTCCTCGTCAAGATGATTGGCTTTGATGACCAGTCTCCTAATCAGAGAATGGCCTTTCAAGGCTCAATCGATGGTCAGACTGCGACACTCGATCTGAGTGAAGCGTCTGATCGTGTCTCCAATCAGCTCGTCAGAGCGATGGTTCGTCGCTGGCCTCATTTGCTTGAGGCCCTTGACGCCTGTCGTTCTAGGCGGGCCGACGTACCTGGTCATGGCGTTCAACGCCTAGCCAAGTATGCGTCGATGGGTTCAGCCCTCTGCTTTCCAATAGAAGCAATGGTATTTACTACCATTATCTTCCTAGGAATTCAGAGGTCGCTCAACACGTCACTCACCAGAAAGGACATTAAGTCCCTTTCTGGGTCGGTGCGTGTCTATGGGGATGATTTGATTGTCCCCATTGGACAGGTGCGTATGATCGTTCAAACCCTCGAACATTTCGGTGCTCGAGTTGGTTTGAGCAAGTCCTTCTGGACCGGAAGGTTCAGAGAATCTTGCGGGAAGGAGTATTATGCCGGTAGGGACGTTTCACTCGTCCGTGTCCGACGTAATCTACCTACCACGATCACTGACGCTAGTGAGGTTATCTCGACCGTCTCCCTGCGAAACCAACTGGCGGCAGTCGGTTGCTTCGGAAAGACGATCGAGTGGCTGGATAACCGACTTTGGAAAATACTTCCGTATTTTCCTGTCGTCGGGCCAGACTCCTCACTGCTGGGCAGGGTTGAGACCGGAACTTGTTTGGACAATCATGTTCCAAACAAAATCCGGCAGGACCCATCCTTGCAGATCCCTTTGGTTAAGGGATTTGTTGTGCAAGGCAAACCTCCGAGTGATCCACTCGGGGGATCTGGTGCCCTTCTCAAGTGCCTACTCAAGCTGGAATCTCGTTTTCCAACAGGGGTTGTCAGAGTGGATACTGACTTACTCCCCTGTTACGAGCCCAGCACGACTTTCGATTCCAGAGAACTTCGAAATTCTCTAGACCGGAAGTCTTCCTTGCGGATGCCATCCGTAAGCCAAGATGAGAAGCACTTGGAACGTTCAGGACGTTCCAAGCACGTCAGCATAAAGCTTGGATGGCGATCGCCCAGATAATTCTGGGCGGGAGCGGGCTAATGCCCGTGTGGGAGAAGCCAATTGCTTTCATTTACAAGAAAAATTAAAAATCCCGTCCTCCCCAAGTTGGGACGACAGGTCTTTTTCTTGGTCAGTACTCCACCTAAGGAGTGCTGACTGAAAAGCAAACCCTGTAGATAACAGGGTGGCCCCGTGGCATCACCGAAAAAGGTGGTGCGAGGGATTCCCGG